AATAGCGTTCGAACAAAGAGGAGATAAACCATGATCCCGGAAGACCCCCAGAGGATATGTGGGATGCCTGCCACGACGAAAACGGCGAAAGCCTGGATCCGGACCATTTCCGGTGCCCGGCGTGCGGATGCCGGTTCTACCGGCACCACCACGACGGCCGGGTTTTGGCCAGCGGGTTTTATTTGCCCGGAGAAATCGAGATACACAAGGAGGGGTAGGTCCAAGTGGAAAAACGAAAAAAAACCATGTCAATTTTGCTCAAAAACGAGAGCAAAACGGCAACAAAAATTGAGCTGTTCCCGGCCGAACAATGGGCGGGCGAGCCGAACGCTGCACCACGCGACCTGTTCCGGCTCCGCATCGATGGTTGCTGGTACAACCAGGGCGATGCAAAATACACCTTCCTGTCCCTGATCGGCGTGGCCAAGACTCTCGAGCGGCTGCTGGGCGACAACCTGGGCATCAAAACCAACTCGATACCACCCCGCGTTGAAATTCCCTATGGAACCCCGGTCCGCATCCCAAACGGCAACACCTTGGGCGGCAAGCCAATGTACGATCTCACCCGCACCGCAACAGAACCCATCCTCGGCTTCGACGGCCGGTGGCATGTCGGTGTCATCCTTATTGGCCAAGGCGCGGTGATGATGCCGGTGGATGAGATGGAGGTGCAAAAATGAGTGATCAGATATTTCAAGATTGGTGCGAAAAAGCTGGAAGGGCGGGAGATAGGATAGAAGGATAATTAAGACACCCCAACAGCATGGGATTCAAACCCAGATCCAAAACACGAAATCAAACTCCAATATCCCCAAAGCCAAGCCCCGACCGAGTTGACGGGGCCAAAACAAGGAGATAGCGAATGCATACTGAAACAAAGGGCCGACTGCTACGACTGCCCCAAGTCAAAAAACTTTTTCCCGTATGTGCCACAACCATTTACAAGATGATCCGAGAAGGCAAATTCCCGCCCCCGCACAAAATTGGCCGCAACAGCTTCTGGCGGCTGGAAGACGTCGAAGCCTTTTTGAAAAACATCTGATCCCTGGGGGTACATTTGGGGGTACATTTTTTGTTTCATAAAAAAATAAATAGCTAATTTGTGTACTTACAGAAAAGATTCCATTCCCACCCTCTCCGCCACAACACTAATTATCAAGAGCCGTCAACGTACATAAAACGTTGACGGCTCTTGGTTTTCTGGCGTTTCGTTGTCCGTCGTTGTACGCGGTAATGCGTTGACAACCGGGAAAATATGGGGGTATATTTGGGGGTACATTCTTAAACCCTCAAAAAATGTACCCCCATGCTTACAGAAAAAGAGATCAGGGCGCTCAAACCCGATGAAAAGACAAGGAAATACTTCGATGGAGGCGGGCTGTTTATTGAGGTCCGCACCAACGGCAAACGCTATTGGCGATACAAGTACCGGTTCGGAGGTAAGGGGAAACTGATGGCGCTGGGGGTATATCCCGGCGTCTCGCTCAAGGCGGCACGGCGGGCACACGCCGAGGCTCGGGCGTTGCTCGAAGACGGCATAGATCCGATGAGCGTGCGGCGACAGGATAAGGCCGAGCTGGCGGGGCGGACGTTCAAGGATGTGGCCCGGGAATGGCTTGCGCACAACAAAAAAACATGGGCCAGCTCGTACCACAAAGATATCCGGCTCCGCCTGGAAAAAAATATGTACCCCCACATAGGCGGTACCCCCATCGTAAAAATTCTCCCGGTCGACGTGCTGCGAGCGATCCGCGAGATGGAGAAACGCGGCGTGAATGAGTCGGCGCACAAGGTTCTGAGTTTTTGCAGTCAGATATTCCGCTACGCGGTTGCCGCACAAATCATCGACAGCGATCCTACCAGGGACTTGCAGGGGGCGCTGGTCCCCACCATCAAAGGACATTTTGCCGCCATCACTGACGAGCGCGACGCGGGGCCGCTGATGCGAGCCATTGCCGGATACCATGGAGCTGCGTTGACAGGTATTGCTCTCAAGATCCACGCCTATACGTTTTGTCGTCCAGGGGAGATTCGTAAGGCTGAATGGGCCGAGATTGATTTTGACAAATCGATGTGGGTTATCCCGTCCAAAAAAATGAAAATGAAGAGGGACCACGTAGTACCTCTCTCTCGCCAAGCCGCTGGGCAATTCAGGCTTGCCGAGACCATATCTGGCGACGGAACGTATGTATTCCCATCGATCCGGACACCCTCCCGGCCAATGTCGGACGGGACGGTCAATGCCGCACTCCGCCGCATGGGATACACAAAGGAAGAGATGACAGCCCACGGATTTCGCCATATGGCATCCACCCTGCTGAACGAGCGCGGCTATAACGAAGATGTGATCGAACGCCAGTTGGCGCACGTGGATGCTAACAAGATCCGGGGGACCTACAACCGTGCAAAATACCTCGAGGCCAGAACCGTGATGATGCAGGAATGGGCGGACTATCTGGATAATTTGGCAGCTCAAAACTAATCCGCCTCGAGATCATTGGTCCAACTATACTGCAACGCTAGCCCATCCAACACGGTCCTTGTCGTTCTACTCGCGTCACAATGCTTCACATACCCCAAAAAGCTCATCACCCGGGGATGGATGTAGCCCATGTCGATCTCGCCTGCCCGGTATTTTTTCGAGAGCCCTCGGAACGACCTCCGCGCCACGGTATCAGTGAATTCATTCAAAAATCGCTCCTAGTTTTTGCGCTTCAACACCAGCTCATCAAGTACGGCACAAGTGGTCCTGTACCCATTACAATGCTTCATATACCCCAAAAAACTCATCACCCGTGCAGTAGCATCCTTTAGCGTGACGAGCCCCCGCGAGTACTTCATGGCTACCGTCCTGAGCCGCTTTCTTGCGGCGCGGGTGTTTTTCTTTCTGGGTTCGATGTGCGTAGGCCATATCCTATACCCGCAAAAATTGACAGGTTGCCCAAATACCGGGCGGACAGGAAACACTTTCGTTTTCTTTGGGTGAATCGCCAGATGAAGATCTGTGTCCAGGAATCCGGCAACTGTTTTCCGGACATCTTGGGCATGTTGTTTGGAGCCGGTAATAACCACAAAATCATCCATGTACCGGACGTAATGCCTCTCCCGTAGTTCGTATTTGATGAACTCATCAAGTTCGTGAAGAATGATGTTTGCAATAAGCTGTGACGTAAGACTTCCTTTCGGTATCCCACACGGGACGCCGAAAAGCTCTACGCTGGAGTCGATAATCAAATTCAGCAACTGCAGCGTTTCTTTACATGCAATCCGGTTTGCCAGGAGTCCCTTGATGAGCGTATGCCGAATGCTATTGAAATACGATTTTATATCCGACTGAAAAACATACACGCGGCCTTCGTCCCGCTGGCACTTTTTCAGAAAATCCTGCACTCGGTATACTGCTGCAACCGATCCTCTATTCTTCCGGCATGCGTACGAATCATAAACAAACCGCGCCTCCCAGATCGGCTCGATCACATTCACCACTGCATGCTGAATAACTCTGTCCCTGAACGGCAGCGCTGCGATCTGCCGTACCGGGGGGCCGGGATCTTCAAAGCAGCGATACTCACCGAGCTGGTATTCATGCCAGATCAATTCATTTTGGAGCTGGATAAGCTCTTCTTCCAGATTGTTGGTGAACCTCAAAACATCCGGTTTTTCCTGTTTTGAGGTTCTTGCCTTTAGATATGCACGATACAGGTTTTCATAATCATAAATTTGAGGATATAAATTCTTGAATGTCTTTGCCATCAAACAATGCGCCGCCTTAGAAAAAGCGGTGACGTTAAGGTTTCGGCCCCAAGCCTACTATCCTAACGCCACCTGTTTATATTTCGGTTTGCACCGAGGAATAAGGCCCCGTTTGATATTGCACTGTTCCGGCGTCCGTGAACATCCGGATTTCTGGCAAACTACCGAGCGCGGAAAAGAAGCCGATGTTGCTGTTCGAGTTCGTCCGCTCGTTGTTGAGGTTCAGATAGCCCAGGCCCGCATTCGCGGCGTTGTTCCAATTGCCACCTCGTAGCGCAACGCGCTTCGGCCTTATCCCTTAGCTGTTTATTTTGCGGCCCGCAGTAATCCGCCGACCATTTTTCCTATCTCATCGATCTGCTTGGCAAGAATTTCATACTGCTTAAACGGCAAGAAGTTCATCTCCATTGCAAGGCGAATTTGCGAGCGCAAAGTATCGTTACAGATATCAAAGTCCTGCAGGGTAGTCTTTTTGAAGAATCTCTTCTTTGTGCGGATGCAAAGTGCCAGAAGATCAAGCATTGTATGTCTGATTTCAGCCGAGAGAACATGCCTCTCGGATTTTGGAAACCTACGAAGTGCAACATATCCATACTTAATCATATCCTCGACGCGCTTTTGTAGTAAAAATTCTTTCGCTTCACTCATGGTGGTTGCCCAAAAGGGGAGGGCTATCGCCCATCCCCTCAGATTTCAGTTGCCAGAACTCAGCCGGCAAACGCGGAAAAGAAGCCGAAGACGCTGATCGAGTGCGTCCGCTCGTTGTTGAGGTTCAGATAGGCCAGGCCCGCATTCGCGGCGAAGTTCCAATTGCCACCTCGCAGCGCAACGCGCTCCCCGGCGTCGGTGATATAGAGTGAGCCATTCAGGGCGGTTTCCGTGGTAGGCGCTACGCAGAGGCGTTTAAGCAGCTGCAAATTGGTAGCATCCAGACCGGCAGCGATGGTGCTTGCAGCCCATGTCCCACTTCCAGAATATTCAACGTTGGAAACGGAGTCCCCGAGATTCTGCCCGTCAAAATAAATTCCCGTTGCGATCCAGTCCGCTTCATCGGCGTCAAAATTGTTATCGGCAGTTGTGTAAATCTGACCATCGACGATTTTGAGATGGTCAGTCCACTTATGGACGTTCCCCACGATATCGGCAATGCCAAACGGCGAGTTGTCGTGGCGCCACGCGATAGGCCCGGAGCCGTTCAGCGTCCGAGCGGTGCCTTCCGCCACGCCGGGAAGTCCGCCATCCACCCTGCGCGCAACTTCATACGTTGCATCATGTGCCCGCCCATAGTTCGTATTCCCGCGCGGTTCAAAACCGTTGGCTTTGCACCAGAGCGCAATGGCCGCCCACTCATGAGCAGTCAGGAGGTGAAACCCGGGGCCATTGGCCTTGCTGTATGCGCGGGCCTGATCGAAAGTTACGGACGTTTTCGGGTCCTGACCGGGCAGGGGCAGTGCGTAACCATCCTTCACCACAGAGGGGTATGCGCCGATAAACAGCTCAGGCTTTTCGACCCCGGCAACGGTGAACGCGGTACACACGCCGGTACCAAGCACGGTATCCAATTCCAGATCTTCATAACGAAATTTGGGGAAGACATGGTAGTACCCAGGCATCCCAGCCTCGTTATACAGAACGGTCTGGTGCCCGCCCGATGCGGCCTCTACGGATGCGCGCAGTGCGTCTTTGGTGAAAATAGTAGGCATGTTTTATTCCTCGATTTCTGAGTTAGAGATTTCGTTGAGGCTCCACAACACAACTTTGACCCGGTCCATCTTCACCGGCATGTCTACGACAGATGGGACCTCGTTGCCGTCTTCGTCCACAATGCCTTCGTAGATGGTCGTTTTCGTGTTGGGCGGAATAACGATATGAGCCAAGAAATTTCCGCCCCCATCGCCAATTTCCACGATCTTCTCGGTATCCTGCCGCAAGTCGTTCATGTCATACTCGACACCCGCGACTGATACGATTTCGCCGTCTTCAACGGCTTCGGCCCAAGGGCCGGCTCCAAGTTTTTCAATCTGCATATACGCTCCTATTGATCCAGCTTCCGCACAGTCCAACGCACATCGAGTGCGTCGGCAGCGCCGTTATAGTACAACGCAAATCCGTTGGCCGCACGGCTGCCAACGTAGCAGTACCCCAGCTGAAAGCCGGAGCCCTCAAGCCCGATCACCTCGAAATCGACCTGATAGTCATTGTCGGCCAGTGGGTATGGAAGCTCGATAAACACGGTAGGCGAGGATGACAGCGTGGCCGGAAAACCTGCTTCAACCCGACGCTGATCGGAAAGTATGCAATCCGCGAGATATTGATCGGTGGATTCGTTATTGCCAACGGGCACGGTAATTTTGGACAGCACCACAGCATCAGCAGGCACATCCTCGCCAAGCAGCGTAGTCCTCAGGTCGAACACTCCTGTGCCGTCGTCCATCAAATAGGCCCAGCACACAGCGGCGGCAGCGGTGGTATTGGGTGGCACCGATGCCGCGTTTACTTGGCCTGCGACAGGAATAATCCGGCCGCCCTGGAAAATTCTCCCGGCGGACACGTCCAGGTTTCGCGCGGCCGTGGCCGATTTACCGACAACGCATCCGGTGATGATCCCCCTATTCTGCACGGTCACCCTGCCCGACTGGAAGCGCTGATGCAGCGTCTTCTCAATCTCCCGCAGTGCCAGCCCTGCATTGGACTGGGCAAGGGTCAAGTTGGCAACCAGGGCATTCTGGAAATCCTCGCCCATGGTCTCGGAGAGGCCTTCGATTTCGGCCACTGCCGCTTCGACTCTCTGCTTGAGATACACATCGTTATTGATCAGCAGCTGATAGTTGGGGTTCCATGTATCAGGGTGCCTCGGGTCAGTCGTTTCCAACTGGCGCAGGTACGATACGAATGCAGCGACCCCGGTTAGGTTTGCCATAATCTAATCTCCTTCTAGTATTGAAAATGCAGGGTGAATTCCAAGCTGCTTTCCGCCTCAAGGGTTTTGGCGCTGAAGGTCCTGCGCCCCATGAGCGTGCCGTCAGCCGCGATGATGCCCACCTCGGTGATGGGTGCGGTGCTGTGCTCCCCAAGCAGTGTGCCCGTCACGGTCAGCACGGTGCCGTCCACGCTCGTGCTGACCGGCGGCGTGCGGTATACCTCGATTTGCAGGCCGGTATCATCCACGCTGGGAGGTGTGGTCCCCCTGCCAAATGCGACGTATGCACATCCTGGCAAATACCCGCCGGCCGCGGCGGCCTGGGCCACCATCTTCCGGTATGCGTCGGTTGCCGGTATTGTACTCATACTAAATAGCCTCCGTTATATAGTTGTCACCGTCCCAGACCCGCACGGACCCGTAGTGCCAGACTCCCCTGGATCCCGGGAGCGGGCCGATAGACCCGGACCCGTCCAGCATGGCGTATGTCCGAGGAGTCAGCACGGGCAACGACAGGTCACCGTGCCCGTCTAAAAAGCTTTTGCCGTCCAGCACATCCACGGACAGATCTCCTGATCCATCCAGAAAATCCAAAACATCGGTATAGTCAGGAGTCAGCGTGCCGCAGGGCGATTGCTCGCCCCCTAGATAGGCATCTCCCGACCCGACAAGGCAAATATCCCAGGCCGCAATACCACCATCGTCGAGCAGATCCCCCACGGGCTTAAGCCCGGAAAGGTCTCCGTGGCCGTCCAGACAGCCCTCTCCGGTCAAATAGTCAGTGGCATAGCTCCCGCCGATCTCCTCGCACCCGTGCCCGATGAGCCCGAAATGGGGCACGGGTGCCGCCCGGCACTCTGAATATGCCGCCGAGATATCTGTAGACCACCCGCTGGTCGTGACCATGGAGTCCAGCGAATAGCGGGCGAAAAACTCTATGCCCACCAAGTGGGATCGAAGAGATTTTGCGATATCCACCAGCCTGCGGATTTCCCTCTGGGCGTCGGCATCGATTCCCTCATCGGCTGCATTCATGCGGACGGAGAACTGCGCCCACGACCAGGACATAAACTGCATGGTCCATGCATCCGGAGCCAAAGGACCCCCATCATCCAGCGCCCCGTCATTATTGAGCAATCCGCCCCCCGCCTCTGCCCAGGCAGCCATCAGGTCGGCATGGGTGCGGATCTCCGCATCGGGATACCCCAGAATATCCAGCATCTCCCGTACAGCCCACCGGGTGCCCTTGCGCTTGTGCCAGGCGATGGACCGCTTCAGCAGGTCTCGCTTCTTCTTGTCGGCCAATTCAGGTGACCAGAAGTCAACGCTAAACTGCCAGGCCAGCAGATCCAGAGCCGTGCCAGGGAGGCTGTCTATCCCCGCATAAATCGACACGGAGGAAATAGCCTCTGTCACTGCCCGCGAATGGGGATCAATGGACGCAGCTGCGGCGGCGATTGCCGGATCAGCTGCGATGCTGGCCGGCAGCAGGTCGGCGAGGGCGACTGTCTGCAGGTCGCTAGGCATCTTCCATGCCTCCATAAAGTACAGAGACCGAGGTCTCACGGGCAATAGCCCCAGAGCCTACCGTGGTGAACGCGGGCGAGGCGATCGCCACCCGTTTCGCCCCGGCGATCTGCAGGAGGGAGATCAGCTTGTCCGGCGAAATGTCCCGGCCCAACGCGGCCCGCTGCCAGGCTACGTACTCGGCTACGGCCCGTGTGACTGCGGTCTGGATGGATGGAGATGTTGATGCATCGTTGCGACCGATATAGTACGTGGCCTGCAACTGATAGGGGACCACGTCGGGGGCCAGCACCCGACAATCGTCCGTGAGTGGCACCACAGTGTCCGGGTCGAGTGCTGCCGTGACCAGGTCGAGGACCTCCTGTGACGGTAACTCCCCCCCGGCCATCAGCGGGCGCACTTCGACGACCCCGGGTTCGGGCGACTCCACAGACACGTCGACGATATCCTGGTGCGCAGACTTGGCCCAGAACACGTAGGCCTCCCGTGGTCCGGCCTCGGAATAGGCGCCGACGGAAAGCCGGATTCTTTCCCGGAAATTATCGTCGGTCTCGATGTCTGCTCCGCCGAGGCTCATGGTGATATTCGAGACAACCGATACCCCGGCCACCGGATCCACCATTTTCGATATCTGCCCGGCCACAAACCCGTTGCCCGATGATCCCGGGGTGGTGCACGCGACCGGCAGATCTACGTATTCGGCTGCCGGGTCGATCTGACCATGGATGGTTGTAGCGAAAAGCAATTTGCCATCGGGGCTCACCCGGGTGCCTGCCGGGATGAACACCGCTCCGGGTCCGCCCGATGAATAAAACCGGACGGTGGCCATGGCCGACGACGCAGAGAGGCGAGTCGTGTCCGTCAGGATTCCCAAGTGATCCAGATGCTCACCGGAGGCATAGGCCAGCAGGTTCTGCTTTGCGGACCAGTCGATGCTGAACCGCTGCTGAGC